ATATATAAGTTATCCAACAAGAGAATTTTTAACTAACCAAAAATCCACTATAGGTGAAGAAACTATTAAAATACACAAAAATGTAAATACTGCTTATCCAGACTGGCTTGCTACCAAAGAAATAGCAAAACTAGATATTCCACGTATTTCATATTTGCCAAGTATATGGTATTTATCTGGTGAAAATACTATACCACAGTTTATTAGTTATGGAAAGACCCAAGAAAAAAATGAAAGAAATTTAGATATAGATGATGATAAACTCTCAGGAATATTTCTCAATATTTTAAAAGGAGTTAATTCAAAAGGAGAAAAAAAAGACCTTTCATTTTCCGTATTTTTTTAATTTGGCTGTAGAAGAATATTTAATTAATATATTTAAATGTTTTGATCCTCCAATGGAATTATATGATAACAAAAGTAAACTAGTTGATGGCAGTGAATTAGTAGAAGTATTTAATAAATATTTTGAATATTGGAATGATATGCTTAAAAGAGATGGAGACTATTCTCCTGTTTTAACAATAGAATTAAAAAAAGATGAAAAAATGAATGATATTAATCCATTTATAATAACCCAATTAAATAGCATAAATGGTTATGTTTTATCAAATCTTGTATTAGAATTTCTCCTTGTAAAAACAGATAATCCAAATACTGATTTTAACGCATATATTGGAACAATGGATACGTGGGTTAACAAATTAATGTCAATTAATTCAAAGGTATTTTGGATTTCAACAGCATGTGAAGTTGTAAGCTCTAGATATATTAATGAAAAGTTGTTGCCATCTATTGCTGAATATTTGACTATTAAAGGTGTTAAACGAACAAACACACAAATAGAATTTGCACTTTCAGGAGATGGTGGTGGAGGTCTAGATAATTCAAGTACAGTTCCAATTCCACTAGAATTAAACCTAGATTTTAAAGAAGTATTAAGTCAACCTCCTAGTCGTGAACCTAGTAAAAATCAATCACCTAATAGTAGTCAAATGCCCGAATTAACAGAGGCAGAATTACAAGTCCCTCCAGATATTCTAACAGAGGATGATTTAAGAAACCCTAGTGCATCATCTACTCCTAAATACGTTCCCAACTCACCAAAATACAATCCATCTACTCCATCTACTCCTACTACTCCTCTTTCTCCTATTATATATAACCCATCTAGTAATACTGGTACAAAGCGTATAATTGATACTGATAATAATACTAGTAAAAGGGGTAAACTGGGAGGAAAAAGAAAAAGAAAAAGAAAGACAAGAAAAATCAAAAGGCGTTATACTAAAAAACGGCGTATTTCTAAAAATAAAAAATATAGAACTAAGAAAAGTTATAAATAAATATTATATATACTTATATTAATAATTATAAGTATATTATGGAACAAAATGATAGAACCCAAATAAGCAGTATAATTAATGAAGAAATTTTAGATAAATTAGAAGCTGTAGCTGAAAATATGGAACCAACAGCATCTACAGTAGAAGACTATAAAATAACTATATTAGCAACCACAATTTGTCACGGAGAAAAAATAATATTAAGACCATTAGTATCTTTTGATGATTTTGTTGACAATTATATGCGGGAGTTAGCTAGACAATCTTGGTATACATTTGTTCAAAAAACATATAAATATGGTTATGCGTCATTTGGTAATGTATGTATATTTCGTTCAACTCCATCGGATCCTTGGAGCCAAATAGATAAAAAAAAATTTATAGAGACAAGAGTTAGAACCCTTCCAGAAGATTTAAAATTAGATTCAAGAAAAGATTTTGCGGCATTATCTAGACAATTATATTCTAGTTATATAAATGAAACAACAGGTAATAAAACTACAGAAGCAGACATAGATGAAAAGAGTAGAGGCGCTGTTATGGGAAAAATGGTGAAATATTATAGTGCCAAAGATCCTGATGAATTTCCAGTAAAGGCTATAATGAACCCACTAAAAATGCGTTTAGAAATTGTCCCATCTTTCTATAGTTTATCAGGAAAAAATACTGATAGACAAGAAGAAGAGCTTGAAAGAAATCCTAATTTTTTTGGTGTTTCACGCGATTTTTATTCAGGAATTTTTACTTCTATACTTTCAGATAATAGAGATAATTTATTTACATTTTCATCATTATTTAATTTGGCAGATGGAAAACATGTTATGGAGATTTTTCAAAAACTATCAGACCAGTCAAAAAATGCCATTTTTGGTTCTGGTAATCCTATTACTATTAATGGTTCTGAATTATATAATGTGTATATGCACTATATTGATTATTGGAATGAATTAGTAAGTCCTAGATATAGATCAAATAATAGAGATAATAGTTTGCGTTTAACTGAAACTGGTCAAGTTAAAGATTTAAATTTAGAGATTGGATGGAAAATAAATGCTTACTATATAAATGATAAAGATGGTAAACCAAGACAAAAAAATTATTTTATTTTAACACAAATAAATACAATGAATGTATATGTTTTATCAAACTTAGTATTTGATTTTTTATTATCAAAAAAAAATAATCCAACTGAAGCATATAGAATAAATACAAAAGAAGATTTAGTTTCATGGATTGAAGAGTTAAAAGGTAAGAAATCTAAAATTATAAATATTACAACAGCATGTGAGACAATTGATCAAAAATACATGTCTCAACAACTAATTAATGATGTGGCAAAATATATAAATACACATAGTATACGTCAGACACCAACCCAGCAAAAAATGGAAGAAGATATAGAAGCTCCTGATCAAATACCATTTGATGAATTAGATACATATATTTCACAATTTGAATCAGATAGTAAAAATGTTGGAAAAGGTAGAAATAAAAATAGAAATAGACAAAAGTATAAAACTATATACACATATAGTCCTCAAGATAAAAATGCAAATAAATTCATATCAATAATAGATGCACATAAACATGCTATAAAACAAATAAAAAATAATGGCACTAAGAAGAGATTAAGTTCTTACAAGAAAAAAAATGCTAGAAAAGATAAAAATATTAGAAATACTAGAAAATATAAATATTAACTAATAATTAATAACTAATAACTAATAACATGTTCGTAAAATAGAATATAAATTAATCTATTTTACAAATAAGAATGGAATTTGTTGAAAATATTTTAAAAGAAGCAACAAATAAATCACAAACGCAATCAAATAAAATTACAGATGGTTTAAATGAACTACCTAACATATTTAAATTACCAATCCAGTATAATGATGAAACAAAAAAACTTAATACTAATATTATTGAAGATCTTGAATTAGTTAAAACCGTGGATAATGAAGAAACACCAATATACAACTATGTATTTAACCCAACAAATATTTTAGGAAAAACTATGTTAGAAACATTACCAAAATATTACACAACAGATATTACATATTTAAAAGACAATCAAGAACTAATCAAGCAGATTAAAACTGATAAATTTAATACTATTTCTAATAAACATAACTTTTCGGATTCAGTCATAGAAGACACTGTTGCAAGTTGGAAAGAAATTAAAGGCGAAACAGCATTTCATACAAAATATTTATATATTGACTGGGCCTTTGCTAAATTTATTAATAATAATCCAAAATTCTTACAGCTAATGAGTTTTTATAATATATCATCACCATTGCTTTCATTATGTTTGCCAATTTTTGTATTAATTGTACCATTTTTTATTATCAAAATAAAGGGAATAGAGCTAAATATGAATGAATATATAGAAGTTCTTAAAAAACTTATATCACAGCATTCTATTGTAAAAATATTTACTAATTTTAATGATGTTGGATTTGGACAAAAAGTATATTTACTAACATCTGCAGCATTCTATTTATTTTCTATTTATCAGAATATTCTAGTATGCATAAGGTTCTATTCCAATATGAAGAAAATTCATGATTATATTGGTAAATTTAGAAATTATTTAGATTACTCAATAGAAATGATGAAATATCATTTGTCTGTTTCAAATGAACTAACAAGTTACACAAAATTTAATACAGAAATAAATTTAAAACTTGCTGTATTAGAACGTTTTAAATATGATATGGATTGTATAATACCTTTTAACTTTTCTGTAGCAAAAGCTGTTCAAATTGGTCATGTTATGTGTACATTTTATCAGTTATATGAAAATGCTGAATATCATGATGCAATGTTATATTCATTTGGTTTCAATGGATATATGAATACTATTTATGGTCTAAAACAAAATATAGATAGTGGTAAAATAAATTCAACATTATATGTTAGTTCTAATGGGAAAGATGATAAAGAAGATAAGGAAAGTAAAACAAATAAAAAACAGAAACCAATATTTAAGAAGATGTATTATCCCAAATTTATTAATAACAGTAGCATTATCAAAAATGACTGCGACTTAAATAAAAATATGATAATTACTGGTCCAAATGCATCAGGTAAAACTACTACATTAAAAACTGTATTAATTAATATAATATTGTCACAACAAGTTGGTTTTGGTTGCTTTGATAAGTTGAAAATGGTTCCATTTAATAATATTCATAGTTATTTAAATATTCCAGATACATCTGGTCGCGATAGTTTATTTCAGGCGGAGGCAAGACGCTGTAAAGAGATTTTAGATTGTATTGAAGAAAATGGTGATGAAACTCATATTGCCATATTTGATGAACTATATTCAGGAACAAATCCAGATGAGGCTGTATCAAGTGCAAATGCTTTTATGGATTTTATTGTTAAAAATAATAATGTGACCTGTTTACTAACAACTCATTATACAAAATTATGTAAAAAATTGGCAAAAAATAAGAAGATTGAAAATTACAATATGAAAACACTAAGTCATTCTGGGGATTTTGAGTATACATATTTAATTGAAAAAGGCATTTCTAATATAAAAGGAGGAATAAAGGTATTAAGTGATATGAATTATCCTAAGGAAATATTAGATAATACTAACAAATAAATTTTAGGTTTAATTTAAAAATTTGTTAGTTTAATACTAATTTTATATTCGTTTGCTTATAAAATTAATTATATATAAAATTTGTAATATGATATCTGAAATATTTAGTACATCTTTTTTATTTAGTATTGCAATTTGTATTATACTTGTAGGTGGTTTGTTTGCTTATTTTAATTATAGGTTTTCAGAGCAAAATCATAAAATTCAATCAATGCTTGGATTAGTTTCAACTATGGCGGAAGAAATGCAATACTTTAGGAGTAAAATAAATAGCAAACCTGTTACCAGTGAAAATAATATAAATGATACTGACATTCAAATTGTGCCTAATTTTTTGGGGGGAAATCCATTTCTTAAAGTAGATGGTGATAATGAACTTATTGAAGTGTCTGACGCAGAAGATGATGATGAATATGATGAAGATGATGTTGACGATGATGTTGACGATTTAGATGAGGTTGATGATGAAGATGTTGAAGACGATGAAGACGATATTGAAGACGACGATATTGACAATTTAGATCAAGTAGAAGATTTAAATCAGATTGAAAACTTAGAAAATGATGAAACTAACAAAAAAATCATTACAATTGATTTAGGAGATAAAAATGATAATTTTGTTATTGAAAGTGTTGACATTCATTTAGCTAATGAAATAATGAAAGATAATACAGAATTATCAAATGCAGATAGAAATGGAGATGAAGAATTAAATTTAGAAAACATAGAAATGTCATTAAAAACTATTTCTATAGATGAGAATGATATTGTTAGTTCTAAGGGAAAGGAAGACTATAAAAAAATGTCATTAAATAAATTGCGCGATATTGTTTGTGCCAAAGGACTAGTTGTTGATGCCTCTAAATTAAAAAAGAATGAATTACTCAAATTATTGGGTGACGAATAATAGTCCAAGTTTTTATCTATTAATATTATAATATGAACAGTAATCAGTATTATACAATGGATATGACAAATCCAGTAAGCCCTTCTTGGCAACCTCAAGCATCTGTAAATAATAAAATACTTCAAGATGGCAATATTACATCTAATTGGAAATATAGACAATATATTCAACATAATGCTAATCAGATTATGAAATATAACACAATGGAGGCTGTAAATGCATCTGGTAATAATCCTTATTATGGTACAGATTTATCACAATCGACTGCTAATGTACCTCAATTATATAATTCACTACAAACTCCATCAGTTACACCTGATAGTGATTTAAAACGCGACTTTTTAAATAAACAGCGTATGAGTGCTAGAATGATATCACCATCAATTCCTACTGATAAGTTTTAATATATATTTTGAAAAACAGATATAATAACAAATTTAAGTAATTTAGTATTATATGTCCAAACAAATTTTAAGCATTGATGTTGGTATTAAAAACTTGTCATTTTGTTTATTTGAAGTAAATAATGAAGTAAAAATTCTTAAGTGGGATAATATTGATCTAACAAAACAAGATGCAATAGAAAGCACATGTGTTTATATTGATGATCCATCTACAAATGTTAAGGCAAAGAAAACGGCAAAATCAAAAGCTAAATCAAAAATAGTATCTTTAGGTCATTCTTTAGGTCCATGTGGTAAGCCAGCCAAATATATAAAAGATAATAAATGTTACTGTTTAAAACATTCTAAACTAACAAATTATTTACAACCAGCCTCCGACTTAAAACCTGCATCTGTAAATAAGCAAACAATTCAAAAACTTATTGATATTATTAATAAATATAAAATTGTTACTACAAATTCAGACACAAATATACAGTCTTTTAAGAAAGCACAGTTAATTAATTTAATCAAAGATTTTTCAGAAAAACATTGTTTTGAAGAAGTTAAAAAGAGCAACGCATCAAAGATTGATTTAGTAACAATTGGGCGCAATATTCAGCACCGATTTGATGAAATATTATGCGACTATTTAGCAACAATTGATACTATAATTATTGAAAATCAAATTGGCCCTATTGCAAATAAAATGAAAACTATACAAGGAATGTTATCGCAATATTTCATTATGAAAAATAATAATATTTCTATTGATTTTATTAGTGCAACTAACAAATTAAAGGATTTTGTTAGTTCAGATTTAGAAAAAGATAAAGAAAAGACTGCATATAAGGATCGTAAGAAATTAGGTGTTCAGATTTGTGGCAATTTTGTTAGTAATGATAATCGATTTAATACATGGAATACATTTTTTTCAAAGCACCAGAAAAAAGATGATTTATCTGATTGTTTTTTACAAGGTATGTGGTATATTAAACATAAAATTAAATAAATAATTAAATAATTAATTGTAATTAAATTCAAAATATATATATTTCAATTCGTATTACTTAAAATTAATTGTTCTATATAAATCATAATAATGGATAACGATATAATTGATATTTCGACGGATTTTGATAGTTTAGACAATATAGGTGGTGGCTGGGGCTCAAAAAAAACTAACTTTGGTGGTGGATTAGAATTATTAATGAATGATAAACAAAAAGCCAGTTCTGCCCCAAGTAGTGATATTGATATTGATGATTTAAATAATTTAGAAAATGAGTTAAATGATTTAGCAAATACTACAGCACCATCATCTAATAATTTTGAATCAGGAATGTTTGGATCCAAATTAAGTTTTGATGATAAACCTTCTGTCCGCTTTGATGAAACTCCTTCAATTGGAAAATCTACATCTAATACTGATTCAGATGCTAAGTCATGGGATGGTTATGGCAAATTCAATAATATTCCTATTAATCCTGATATTCATATGTCTTCTGAACCTAAACTAACAAAGGAGGAAATGATGCGCGAGAAATTTAAGTTCTTACGCAAGTTGGAGGCACTTGAGAGAAAGGGTGTTGAACTAACAAAGAAATATAATATGGAATCCAATTTAGCAGAAATGCAAGGTGAATATGAGATGATTATGGAGGAGAAGGCTAAGCAGAACTCAGTTAAATTCCAAGGTAATATGATGATGGCAATTATTAACGGAATAGAATTTTTAAATAATCGGTTTGATCCTTTTGATGTCAAATTAGATGGCTGGGGTGAGCAAATTAATGAGAATATTACTGATTATGATGAAATTTTTGGTGAATTACATGACAAATATAAATCAAAAGCATCTATGTCACCGGAATTAAAATTGTTATTTCAATTAGGTGGTAGTGCTATGATGGTTCATATGACAAATACTATGTTTAAGTCTGCTATGCCTGGAATGGATGATATTATGAGACAAAACCCTGACTTAATGAGACAGTTTCAGACCGCAGCAGTTAACTCAATGAGCAATTCAAATCCTGGATTTTCTGGATTTATGAGTGGATTAATGGATCCACCAAATCAGCCAAGTAATAGTAGAGGTCCTCCTCCGCCTTTAGCAACTCAAGGACCTAATATAGTACCTCCTCAGGCACGAGCAGGTAATAATACCTCTATGGGTCGCAGTAATTTTAGCAATAGTAATTCAAATATGAATGATGGAATTAGTATTAAGGAAAGCAATTTTGGAGTACCTGGATTTGAACCACCTCAGCCAGCAAATAGAAGTAGTAGACGTCCTGATATGAAGGGACCTGGTGATATTACCGATATTTTATCTGGACTTAAGACAAAGACTATTAATATTTCTGAGGCCCCACCTGTAAATAATGACAATTATAGTGAGGGAAACAATAATAGTACTATTAGCATTGATGATTTAAAAGATATTCAGACCAGTGCTAATGTGCCAAAGCGTAGTAAGAGAAAGCCTAGGTCTGATAAGAATACTGTTAGTTTAGATATCTAATTAAAATCAAAATATAATATTTAAAATTGTTTATATATTGTTATATATAAATAATAAATGCCAAGAAAAATATTAGGAGAAGGTGGATATGGGTGCGTTCACAAACCTAGTTTACATTGTGATAAAGTACAAGCCCCTAATTTTGATTACAATAATTATGTCTCAAAACTAATGGCAACAAAATATGCAGAAGAAGAATTACGTGAATTTGTTACAATCCATAAATATGATCCAAATGATGATTATCATTTAGGAACACCTATATTATGTAGTCCACAACTTGACAATATGAAAGAAATAAAAGATATTAAAAAATGCAAGCATATTTATTCAAAATTGGAAAAGGATCCAACACACATAAGCTTATTACTTATGAAATATGGTGGTCCTGATTTAAAAAACTTTTGTAATGATCATATTACTAAGTTTTTAAAAATAAAGAAGCAACAAAAATCCGATAAATTTTGGCTTGAAGCTCATCATCTAATTAAAGGTCTAAAATTTTTCAGAGATAATGGAATTGTACATAATGATTTGAAACCACAAAATATATTATATGATATGAAGAAGAATAAATTATCATTTATTGATTTTGGTCTAATGAGAAAAAAATCTGAAATTATAAATATGTCAAAAAAAAATGATAACCCAATGGCTAATTTGCACTGGTCATTTCCAATTGAATGTGGATTTATGAGTTATATAGACTATAGCAAGAATAAACGTTCAGCAACAAGACGTCAAATGGTTAAAAAAGATGTTATTGATGCGATTGTAGCAGGTTCAAAAAATACTATTGAAATTGAGGTATCTAAACCAGACGCATTTGAATTATTTTTTACATATATAAATCCATTAAATACAGATATGCCATCATCTTTTAAATACAGTTTTTATGATAGTGCGTTTGATGGTCTATATCAGATTAATACTTTGCCATATGATACATATTTAGATGCTATAATAGATTCAATTGATATTTATGGGCTAGGTTTTACACTACAATATATATTAAATTGTTTTAAACGTCACAATGGTATTTCAGAAGATTTTTTTGTTAAAGCATCTAATTTATTTGCCAAAATGTATGAGCCTGATATTACAAAGCGTTATCTTGAGATTGATGTAATATTAAATGAATATGAAGATATTTTATTAGAAACAGGACTTTTAACAAGAATGAATAAATCTTTTAGAGATAATAATGTTGTAGATACAGCACCAATGCCTTCAGCAATTATGACACTAGATAAAAAAGATAGAGCTAAATTATCTGATAGTCCATCATTAAAACCATTATCTACTGATTTAGAACGTATTGGAGATATGGATCCTGAACCAAATAAAAATACACTAAGTCAAATTAAACAAGCTGTAAAAGATATGAAATATCAGCATAATATAAAAATTTGTCCTTCTAATAAAGAGTTAAACCCTAGAACTGGATTATGTGTTAAAAAATGCAGTTCAGGAAAAACAAGAAATGCACAGTTTCGTTGTGTAAAGGCAAATAAAACACAAAAGTCTAGATCTAAATCTAAAATATAATGTTAGTATACTAACAAAAATATTAGTATAATATGTATAATTATTTTTATAACATATTATTAAAATGGCAACAACTAACAAACATAGAAAAGATGGAAAAGACGGAGAAACAGATGTAAAAGATAAAAAAGTTGAAAAATCTATAAAATCTGAAAATGGACTATTTATATTTAGACGTGATTTAAGAATAGTTGATAATAAAGGATTAATTGAAGCATCTAGTAAATGTTCCAAATTATATACAATTTTTATTTTTACACCAGAACAAGTATCAGGATCTAACAAATTTAAATCTGATAATGCGGTTCAATTTATGATTGAATCATTAAAAGATTTGGCTTCAGCTATTTCAAAAAAGGGTGGTCAATTATATACATTTTACGGCAAGAATGACACAATTATTAAGCATTTAATTTCATCATTAAATATTGACACAATATGTTTTAATATGGATTATAGTCCATATGCTATAAAAAGAGATGAAAGTATTATAAAGATGGCTGAAAAAATGGATCTACAAGTTATTAAAGGACAAGACTATTATTTATTAGAACCTGGTTCTGTATTAAATGGATCCAAGAAAATGTATCAAAAATTTACACCATTTTATAATAGCGCCCATACAAAACATGTTGATGTTCCTAATAATAAACAAATTACAAATTTTGCTAAGACTACCAAACATTTAGAAAATACATTATCACTAGATAGTGCGTTACATCGTTTTACAACTGTAAATCCAGACATATCAATGAATGGTGGCAGGGATGACGCAATTGTAGCACTTAAACAAGCATTAAAAACTCAGTCTCATTATTCTAAAACTCATAATGAATTATCTAAAGAGACAACACGTCTATCTGCTGCTATTAAATTTGGCTGTTTAAGTATACGAGAAGTTTATAAGGCATTTAGAAATAATACAGATCTTATAAGACAACTATGGTGGCGTGATTTTTACGCAAATATTTTATATGCTTATCCACACGTACTTGGTCACGCAATGAAGCCAAATTATAATAAAGTTCAATGGCATCATAATGCTAATTGGTTTAAAGCTTGGACAAAGGGGATGACTGGTTATCCAATTG